AATAAGTACGTAGTATGCCGGTCATTCGATGAGTTCCGGGACGCTGTAAAAGATTATCTATTCACAACCCATAACTAACCACATGAAAGAAAAGATCAAGGCATTTATTGATAAACAAGTATGGCTCAAGCTGACAGGTTACTTTTTTATTGACTGTTTGGGGTGGGTTAGATCCTTGTTTATCTTTCTCTTCAGGAGGATTCGAAAGCCGGGGGTGTTTTATGGTTACTGCAATTATTACTGGTCACAAAAATACGCAGATAAGCGGGCAAAGAAGTGGCCGGCAAAATGGGATCAGTCCGGGAAGCAACAGGGAGTCATTCCTGTCGGGGACATTAAGCTTTTAGTTTGCTCGAAGCTTGAGCTTAAAACACTTCAGAAAAAAGGCCTTGCCAATAAAAACCTTAACGCAAGAAAAGCAATAAAGAAATCCTATTATCTAACCAAAGTATGAAAACAAATAACCTGCGAAAGAAATCGCTTCTGACTTCAATGATCTTAATGGCTACTGCGCTCTTTGCCGGTAGTAAGAACACATCAGGCGGGATAAAAGACACATCCGGCTCACATACCGGCGGAAGGTATTGGAACCCGCAAGCTATTTATATTCCCCGTCACCGAAAGTTTAAAGGCTACGACCGGGAAAACCGTAAGTACAGGACAAATAAAACCAAATGACAGTCATAATCCGTTCATAACTTTTCAATATCAAGCGTGTCAGAGTGGTACGTATATCGTAACTTGCAAGTTTTAAGAGTTCATTGAAAATATTGTTACAGGAGGTTTAAAGGATAGTTTGTTTGGACAGGGGTTCGACTCCCCTCAGCTCCACATCTTTCGCCAGATCGTTAACCCGTCACGTTAGAGCGGTCTAAATGGTGTGCATACAGAACTAAACGGGACAAATGCCGTAAAGTAATCCGTGCCATTTCTTTCGAGGGGCTGATTGGTTTTGACAGCAAATGAAAGCATAGACTGATGATAGTAACAACGCCAAAATAAACGGCAAAACAATTCAAATGTTTGACCGGTCGCTTAAAGCGGCTGCTTAAACCGTGTGCCGGGATACGACAGTTCCCGGATGGAAGTTCATTAAATAAGATAAAGTGGTTCCGGCCATAACAAGCGAGGCAATGCCCGAATACCGGAAAAAGTTGAAATCGCGACAGCCCCTCCAATAGCGGGGGGCTTTTTGAAAAGTTCTTTGAGTCGATAATATTGCGGGTTATATCAGTGGTAGATAGCGAGACCCATAATCTCGAAGTCGCCTGTTCGATTCGGGCACCCGCTACTAAGGGAGTTCTACATAGCTCTTCCCGTTCTGTAAAGAATGAAAAAAGCGGAGTGACAATAAACAGTATGAATATGGAACAGTGTGGTAATTTACCGTTTATAACCATGACCAGCATGATCTTTTCGATCACATATTCATCCGTTCTGGGATGCGGTCGCTGTTTTTGCCTGAATTGTTCACTTGAATAATTAACCCGTGCAAGAAGATGCTGGGATAAAAACGGATGAAAGAAATAAGATGATATAAAGATATTAAGAATAAAAGACACGAATATCCGAAAATATTAACAATAGGCTGATATTATGCCAGTTAAAAAGAAAACACGGACAAATAAGAAAGCGTCACCCGGAGACAAGAGGCTTGGTAATCAATACTGGAAGCTCGGCCATGACATGGGTAAGCCCAAGAAGTATAAGCCTGATGAGATATTAAAGAAAGCTCAGGAATATGCTTTATGGTGTGAAGAGAACCCATTGTATGAGTTAAAAGTATTTGGAACAGGATTTAAAAGCCAAATCCCAAAGATGAGAGCAATGACAATAGAGGGCTTTTGTTTATTCTGTAATATGGCCAAAAGCACATTCTATGAGTACGAGAAAGAAAAAGACTATTCGAACATTATAGCGCGTGTGAAGGATTTATTCTACTCTCAAAAGTTTGAAGGAGCAGCTGCAGAATTTCTAAATGCCAATATCATTGCCCGCGAATTAGGGCTTTCTGATAAGCAAGAATTAACAGGCAAAGGAGGGAAAGACCTGATCCCGGCCCGAACGCTCACCAAAGAGGAGGCACGGTTATTTCTAAACAAATGGGAGAATGAGCACTGAGACAGTCCGCGATATTGATCTCCTTCGTACTATGTGCCTGAAAAGCACTCTTAACTTTACCCGTCACTTATTTACAGAACGATTTAAAAGGAAGTTTGTTGTCGGAGATCATCACAGGAAAATATGTGCTGCCCTTGATGATGTTATTGCAGGGAAGATAAAGAAGCTCATTATTAACATAGCCCCCCGGTACGGCAAGACAGAGATAGCCGTTAAGAACTTCATAGCAAAGGGGCTGGCTCTCAATCCTAAAGCAAAATTCATTCACCTCTCATATTCCGATGATCTTGTACTGGATAATTCCAGCGAGATACAAAGCATAATGAATGAGCCGGAATATCAAAGGCTCTTTAATGTAACACCGACAAGCAGTAATTCAAAAAAATGGTACACAGCCGAAGGGGGTGGGCTTTATGCTGTCAGCTCCTCAGGACAGGTCACGGGATTTGGTGCCGGGCTTGTCGATCAGGAAGATAAAGAAGAGGAGAGTAATATTGATGAGTTCACAGCTTCCTGTCTTGGAGAGGGTGAACTTTTTGGCGGTGCAATAATAATTGATGATCCTATAAAACCGGACGACGCTCTATCTCCTGTCATCCGTAACAAGGTCAATAATAAGTTTGATACTACTATCCGTAACCGTGTCAATAGTCGTAATACTCCTATTGTGATTATAGGTCAGCGGGTACATGAAGAGGATCTTTGTGGCTTCCTGCTTAATCAGGAGCCGGGAGAGTGGACTGTTTTATCATTACCCTGTATCTATGAGGAGGGCGGAGAAGAAAAAGCACTATGGCCGTTTAAGCACACCCTCGAAGAATTAAGGAAACTCAGGGATATAAACTCCTATGTTTTTGACACTCAATACCAGCAAGATCCCCAGCCGCTTCAAGGGCTTATGTATGAACAGGGATTTAGGGAATATGAAAACATACCCGCCGGGCAGAAAGTACGCAAAGCATACACCGACACAGCTGATGAAGGGGAAGATTATCTATGCTCAATAGTCTATGATGAAATGGCACACGCTAATTATGTGATTGACGTCCTCTACACCCAGAAGCCTATGGAGGTAACTGAGCCATTGACAGCTGAACAATTCACAAAGCATAAGGTAAGTGTTGCACTTGTGGAATCCAATAACGGCGGACGTGGTTTTGCCCGTGCTGTTGAAAAGCAATGCCGGGAAATGAATAACAACCTCACACGGATCAGGTGGTTTCATCAAAGTGAAAATAAACAGGTACGGATCTTCACCCGCTCAGGAGAGGTTCAAAACCTTACGCTCATGCCAAAGGGATGGGATAAGCTTTGGCCTATATTCCATAAGTCCCTGACAAATTATAAGAAGGTCGGCAAAAACGTACATGATGACGCTGAAGACGCACTTACCGGCACAGTTGAAAACAGGGTTAAGAAACCTCAAAACCTCAAACAATTAGCATCCATACTCCCATAAATACATACAATATCATGGCACTAATAGACACAATCAAAACATTAGACGTAAAAGAGATAAAAAAGCTCTTTACACGTCCTTCATTTTCATACGAGCAGGACAAGGCAATAAACGAGTATAAGGTCGAGAAGCATAGTGTACTTGACACCTCTGTAAGAAAAAACAAAGTGATACAGAACGGTGCGGGGACAAACAACACCGACGGCTCTGAGAAGACAACGACAACATCCGTCCCGGTAGCCAGGATAGGCCTTTCTTATCAGAAGCTTATCGTTAAGCGCAGGGTAGGCTTTATGCTTACCGTCCCGGTATTACTGGACCCTATCTATAACTCCGAAAGCGATAAAGAGAAAGACCTTGTTAAGCTGGTTGAGAGGATCCAAAACGACAACAAAATAGATTATCTCAACAAAGAGATAGCCCGCCGCCTCATGAGCGAGATGGAGGTCGCTGAGATATGGTACTTGGTGGAGAGTGGACTCGACAAGCCTAAATTCACCCTTAAGTGTGATATATGGTCCAAAGACCTCGGAGATACTTTATACCCTCTCTTTGACGCTTACGGCAATATGATCGCCTTTGCCCGGGAGTACAAGCTCAAAGAGGGTGATAAGGATATAGAGCATTTCGACATATACCTTGACGCTTTAGAATACAAATTTGTAAACCGTAACAGCACATGGATACTTGACGACACGCTGGTGACAGCTGACGGCACTAAGATCCCCAACCCAAAGACTAACGAGGTGGGTAAGATAATGATAGTGTACCATTCACAGCAATACCCGGAGTGGGCCGACCAGCAGACAGCTATCGACCGGCTTGAGACAAGCTATTCCAACCATGCCGACATGAATGATTACTTCGGCTCTCCGATACTCTCCCTAATAGGCGAGCTCTTTGGTGGTGGGCTTGTTAAGGGTGATCAGGGTAAGATCATACAAATGGAGAAAGATGCAAAAGCCGGGTTCCTGGAGCTTAACTCTAAGCCTGAATCTGTTAAGATGGAGCAGGAGAACCTTCATAATGCTATCATGAACCTATCACAGACGCCTGATATATCCTTCACAGCTATGCAGGGTCTCGGTACTATCGCTCAGTTTACAATGAAAGCTTACTTCATGGACGCACACATGGCAGTATCTGAGAAGGAAGAGATATTCGGGATAGGCTTACAGAGACGAATAAACATCATTAAAACAGCTATCGGCAAGGTCATTGACACCTCGTTATCTAAAGAGGCTGAGACAGTACAGATA